AAGCACAAGCCTGAGAACCGTTACCTGTATCAAATTTTACTCTGACTTTACCTACTTCATCTAACTCAACTGTTTCTAACCAACCAGTTTCCATAAGTGATTGTCTATCCCAATTTTTTCTTTCTGAAACATAATCAATTAAATTTTCTATTACTTTTTCGCCATCAATTCTACCTGCTGGCTCTGCGTCAGCGTAATAATCTCTGTGTTGATATCCCTCGTAATCAGCACCTGAACCTGGACTACCATTAATTTCTAATATGTAAGGTTTATTATTAAATATTATATGATCTACACCTACATAATATGCTTTAGAAACTCTGGCTGCCTTTAATATTAATTCTCTTTCTTCATCATTTATAATATATGGTTCTGGCTCTGCCCCTCTATGTGTGTTTGATCTAAAGTCATAACTACTATGTACTCTTTTTGTACTAGCAAAAATTTTATTATCTACTACTATTGTTCTTACATCAAACTTAGAAGGCATATACTCTTGTAATAATATTTCTGCTTTTAGTTTCCACATTGCTTGTAAAGTTGCCACTAGACCTTCATAACTCTCAATTTTAATTACACCAACACCTTGTGTACCTGTAAGTGTTTTCATTATGACAGGAAATTTACCGCCTACCATATCTAAAGCAGTCTTAATATTATTCTCATTAGAAACATAAGATGTTTTAGGTGTAGATAACCCAAACTTTTCAAACAACAAAGCAGCTGTAAGTTTGTTATCACAAGTAAGCATTGCCGCTCTTGTGTTTAACATAAATGCTTGTGAGTTTTGAAATGAAGATATTAGAGATAGTCCTGCTTCATCTTCTAAAGCACCGCCTCTTGTAAAACAAATTGTATCTTTACCTACAAAAGTGTATTCACTATTTTTACCATCATAATTATAGACAGTTAAAGTATTTTTATCTTCGTCTTTATCTGTTATGATTGTAGATTTAGTATTTACAATAATACATTTTAAACCTTTTTTCTTACACGCTTTTTGTATAAGATCAGCAGTTGTATTTTCTTTGGGGTCTTTTGAATCTGCTATTGTGACGATAGCAACAGTAATAGATTTATCTTTTCTATCTATACTTCTATCTTCACTAATAAATTGTTTAAATTTAGAAACTTCCATTTACTTCTCATCTTTAACTTCTTCATTAGTCTCTACTTTTTTACCAATATTATATTTTGCTGATAAAGTCCACTCTGGTTTTTCTTTAAAAGGTAATACTTTTATTTGTGATAAAGGTGCTTTATCTTCTATATTAGATTTATCAACTATATCTATCAAATTCCAGTCTTGTAATAATATTGATATAGTGTTTCTTCTTTGAATATCATTAACAACTAACGTTGATTTTTTTCCATCTAAGGCAAACAATTCTTTAAAATGTGTTATAAAGTATTTACCTTGTTTGTGTAATATGTGACACGATTGATATAGTGTCTTATCTTTTCTACTGGCAACACCTATTCTTGTAAGTGTCTCTCTAATTTTTAAGAAGTCGTCTGGTTGTTTGATTGTTACCTCTAACATACTTTCAGGCGACCATTTTATCTCTTCACTCATTTTGTTCTCCCACCTTTTTTCAAGGATTCTTTAATAACTTCAATTTGTTTTTCTGTAAGTATATTGAGAGCGTCCTTAGCCTTCTCATTGCTATATCCATAATACTCTTTTACATACTCTAAATTCTTCAATTTGGCTTGTGATAGCCACTTACCACCAAATCGTTTTCTTTTTCTGATACTATTTATGTAAAAATGAAACTGAACTTTCTTATCTAAGAAGTGATAGCCATTCATTTCATTTGCTTGTGCGATACAATCATAGAACATAGACAAGCATTTATTAATCACATAAGGTGGATATTTCTTTGCCCATGTCTCGTCATCTGTATCTAGTAAATTAACTTTTGAAAAGTTGATTGCGTTCAGATAATCTTTTAATTCATAACTCATTGAAATTTAGGTCCTGTCACAAATAAGGTTAATGTTTGTCTTTCACCTAATATCATAGGTTTTACTCTATGTTGTAAGTGTGATCTAAACATAACTACATCACCACAATTATTTAACTCAGGTACATCTTTTTCGCCATTTAACATAAACTGAAAGTCACCACCTGTATAAGAATTTTGCGATACATTTATCAATACTGTAAATTTTATATCCCATGGTTTATCGCCATCTGCTGTATCACTATGCCAACCATATTCACCAGAGTTTGATGAGTTATATGTATTTAGATGTACTGTATCATAATCTGTAACTTCATATAAATTAAAACCAAAGTGTTCATTGTTACACCATTTAATTCTTTGTTCTAAATCACTGAAATAAGGTCTTAATGGTTTAAATGAAATAAAATTTACTTTAGAAGTTTTTGACACACCACTAGCAGGTAAATCTTTTATATCATTGTTTATATTATCTTTGATAACACTATGAAGTTGTTTTATTTGATCTACTGAAAAAATTTCACCAACAGGCCAGTGCCAATACTCTACTCTTTGAACTCTATCCATTTTCTACTTTCAAATTCTTGTTCTTTACTATCACCAGGTTTCATAGGAAAACTAATTGATAACCTTTTACTTAATGATTCTGCTTGATGAGCATATCCTTTAGGTATAAACACAGCGTCATTCTTGTTTAATACTTTGTCTATTATTAAATCATTTTCTAAGTTATATATCTTAAATCTAGTTTGACCTTCTATCTGTACAATAAGATTATGTGCTTCATCTGTGTGTTTGTCAAAAGATTTGTTTTCTTTATTTAACGAAAAATAAATGTGTGCGTCTGTTGGCATTTTTAATCTATGTTCTAGCCATTCACAAACAGCATTAATTTTTTTACTTGCTCTACTACAATCACTTAAATATGCCATGTTGTTTTGTGTTTCGTCTACAACTAAATCTACTGGATATGAAAACTTATCAGACGCCCAAAAACTAGATTGCCAATTAAATATTTTATCTGTAATTATATGAAATCTTTTACTGTTTACAAATGGTCTTAAATTAATTAGTTGTTCAAACTCTTGCCAAGAATATAAACCTTTTATTAAGTCCTCTCTGTGAAAGGGTTGTAACTCTTTTATTTCATTTATTACTTCGTTTTCTATCATTACTTTTCTCTTTTAAAACTACCTTTACCTTTTTTAGGTTTTATTACCCTTGGTTTATACTTAGGTGTTCTAACTTCTTTTGCTATAGGATTTGTTTTAAATATTCTATCCCATGATTCTCTATACTTATCGTTAGAAATTCTACTTTTTCCGTCCCATTTACCTGGCATAATTTCTACCTAAATTTACAACTAGCCATTATTTCAGTTAAACAAGCAACCATATTAATCTCTTGGTCAGCAACAAAGGCAGCTTTGTATTGATACCCAGCAATAATTAATATTGCTTGTGGTACTGCCTTAGGATCTAATTCTTTATATAATACATCATAAATGGTTCTAAATAAATGTGATGGCTCTTTATCTAAGTTTTGTACAACCCATTTTCTCATATCATTAAAACGTTTTTCTTTTAAAGTCAGCATTAACTCTTTATGATTTACCTCAGATAAACTAAACAAAATACCACTGTCTATCTTACCTCTTACAGCATATCTTTGTAACTCGTTTATTGTTCTTCTAAAGTCAGGATAATATTTTTGTATTAACTCTGCTAATACTTTCTTATCAAAACCTACTTGTTCATCATTTAGAATACCCTCTAGTCTAGCAAGAAAGGCAGTAGCAGTTTTAACTCTTTGACCATTTACAATTTTAAAATCAATAACTGTACAACGACTATGTAAGGCTGGTATAATTTTGTTCTTATAATTACAGGTAAATATAAATCTACAGTTATTATAAAATGTTTCTATAAAGTTTCTTAAAGCAGGTTGAACACTGTCAGCATTCATATAATCTGCCTCATCTATAATTACAACTTTATGATTTGATTTTTCTGTTAGAGATACAGTGGAGGCAAAGTTTTTGATCTTACTTCTAAGTGTATCAATCTGTCTACCTTCATCTGACCCATTAATGATAATGTAATCAGCGCCTAACTCTTCACATAAAGCACGAGCAACAGTAGTTTTACCTGTGCCTGCTGTACCTGATAATAGTAAATTAGGTATTTCTTTTTGTTCTAAAAATTTTGTAAATGTATCTTTCAGTTCTTGTGTAAGAATACAATCACTAATTTTTTTAGGTCGATACTTTTCAACCCATAAAAAATCTGACATAATATAAACTCCTTTTCAATTAATCGATCCAACAATATACAGGATCTTTTGATAGTATATCATAAATGTTAGGGTGAGTCAATAGTGTGGCACGATATTGTGTCCACTTAATACCTACTCCCCAACCTAATCTCTTCATAATTTCACTTTTAGATACACGTTTTTCTTTTTGTATCCAACTTATAATCTCTTTTATCTTTTCTGAGGTTTTTACCTTAGGTAAAGTATCATGTAATTCATCTATGTAATCACTCATTTGTTTTACTTCGTCTTTAAAAATTAATCTATATCTTATGTGTTGTAAACTTTCATCTGCTAAAACATTTCTATTATATTCATTATCTAAATAGAAGTTTAATTTTTCTAATAATTCATCATCATTTTTTACAAAGACACCCTTATCCCATAACTCTCTGTAATAGTCAGCGTCATACATTAAATAAGGTATACCATTCATCATACCATCTGTTGTCGCAACAGACCACCCACCATAAGATTGTTTAGGTGAATAACCTATGTAACAATCTTGTAGTTTTTTATAATAAAAATCTTTATCACCACTTTCAGTTGTTATATATTCTCTATCTGCTTTACTTGCCAAAGGTACCCACACTTTAAAATCTTGTCTTTGTTCATATAGTTTATCACATACTTTTAAAAATTCTTTGTAATGTTTGTATGTGTCTGGTCTATGATTGAATACTATAATTTTTTCTTCTACTCTTTTTATATCTTTTACAATATCTTTTTCATCTACACCTAAATGTTGAACTGTTAATTTTTTATCTAAATCCCATATTACTCTGTCACTAAAAGTTTCTTTTGCTTCTTCAATAACTAATTTCTTTTGACTCTCTGTATTTAAATAACATCTATCCATTTCTAAAACACCTACAATATTCTTTTTAAAACTATTCATATGCCAGTTTGCTACTGCTTTTAAATCAAACCAATGACAGTAACCAAAAAATTTAGGTACATGATTAGTTACATTATACAAAACATTTTTTAAGTCATAGGTATGTTCTGGTAGATGTGACATGACCAAGTCTATATCTATGTTTTTAGGTACAAGTTTTTTAATAGCTTGTGAATCAAAATGTGCCCTCATAGTAGGAGGGTGAGTAGGCAAATCTAAAAACAATTGTGTAACATTATCAAATGCTAACTCTGGCACCTCTTTAGGTAATATTAAATAAAACCAGAGATCGTCTCTTATTTCATTTAACAATGTTATGTGTTTTTTAATTACTTGAATGTAACTATCTTTAGATAAATCTTTAGCAAAAGTAATATTAGGATAGACTAATATTCTTTTAGTCTTTGCTGTAGGGTTATCAAAATCGTATAAACTCATTTTATTTCTATACTTAAATTACCTGATATAGTTGTTGATTGACTTTTAGCTTTAGCCACATAATGTTCTAAGTAACTAGGAAAAATACAAATCTGACCATAATCGATATGAGGTTTTACCTCTGTATCAAATAGTTTTTTATCTTTATATTTTTCTTGTATTAAATAGTGTGCTGGGTGAACAAACCAAGTATTAGACCTAACACTATCGTAAATTATAAATGAAAAGTCAGAACCTATATGAGTATGTTTTTCTTGCCAGTCACCTTCTTTATAGTAGTTACGCCATATACCATCTACTTTAACGTGATATGATTGAGAAATAACTTGATCTAAATTACTTACTATTTTCTTGTAGAAATAATCTAAACTATCTTTTTCTATAATGTTAGTAAATCCATGACTGGATTCTATTTCACTGCCAAATTGGGTTTGCTGACCTTCTTCTACAAATTTTAACTTAGTAATATCAAAGTCATCTATCAATATGGGAGTTGAAAATAAATCAACTCTCATAATTTAAAACTCTGAATCAGGCTCTAAAGCAATCCAATATTGTATTGATTTATTTCTATTAACAAAATGTGATATTTTTTGTTTAGAAATAGCTACATCATAATCATCAACAATTTGTTTAAAGTTTTCTGTTTTAAAGAAAGCAGAAAATTCTTTATCTGTTTCACCTATAACTAATGAATAATCGTTTGATGATTTGTTTTTCTTATCAGTAGCAACTAATGTAATCTTACTACCATCACCTTTAACAGCAATGTCTGGTAAGTTAAGTGTTGTAGCGCCTTTCATTAACTGAGTAAACATATCTTTTTTCAAAGTAAATGTAACATGTTTATCAGGCATATTAATGCTTTTCTTAGGAGCAACTATAACTGATTTATCAGCAAAAAAGTATTTTACTGATTGATCGCCACTCTCAATTTTAACATTTGATTCGCCGTTAAATTTAAGTTGTGGTTTATCAAATAATTCAACTGATCTTAAAAATTCAGGTAAATCATAGATAGCAAACTCACTATCAAATTTTTCTGTTATTTCAGCCTCTGCTAAAATATTCTTCATTGTAGAAATTGTCTGTACCGTATTACCTGGTTTAATCAATATGTTTTGATTAATGTCTGAAAAATTTTTCAGTACAGCAATTGTATCTGTGCTTATGTTCATTTCACCTTCTCCTTATCATAATTTAATAATAATATTACATAATGAACTGCTTTTAATAAGTCAGCTCTATTATGGCCGTTCTTCTTACCATATCTACACAAATATTTAATTGCGTTAGCATGACAAAAATCTTGTCCTACGTTGAGAGTTTTAAGTAAATCTAAAACTTGAAAGCCATCTTTACCTTTTGAGTAATGCTGACCATAAGTAGATTTAATATATTCGTCTATCTCTTTTAAGATTTTATCTTCATTGTATTTCATAGTCTATAATATATCACAAGTCATAATAAAAGTCAATGCTGGTTAGGCAATGTCATTAAAGTTAAACCAAAAGTTAGTTTTTATCGCACCTTTTGATTTAGTCATACCAGCACTACCTATGCCTGTATCGGTCATAGTTAATGATGATGTTGTAAGTATTTCTGTACCGATTGATAAAGTAACAGTAACACTTGCTCTACCAGCAGAACCAGGTTTAGGTACCATGGTAATATTTAAATTTTTATTTCTAATATCTTTTACAAACTTCTTCATGTCAGGACTTTGTTTAGATGATATAACTCTCATCTTTTTACCCTCACCTATAGCAGCATAAAAATCATCTTCACCATCCATACCTATAAGTTTGATTAAATTAACATTAATTTTTGCTTTACTTGATTTGTATAATTTATTAAATTCATCTACTATTATTTTAGCAGTGTTAATCTGTGACTCTTTTGAAACTTTACGACCGAAGTCTTTATATTTTTTAAACTTCTTTTTTTCTGTAGCATTTAAAGTTTTCTTTGCTAGAAACTCTATCGCTTCTGCTTTACTCATGCCATCTGATACAGCAGCCTTTACCATACTGTCAAATATAATAGTTTGAGACTTCTCTAATGCTTTTGAAGTAAACTCTTTATCACCTGTAAGTGAAGCAAAGAAACTAATTAATGTTGAGTTTGCTAGATTGATTGAAGCACCTCTGTATGCTTTTAAAGAAGCAGCGATTTCTGCCACTATCTCATTCTTAGATTTTTTTCTAGCCCTTAATACTATGTCTGCTTTACCGGTACCTTTTAAACTATCACCTGTTAACGTAATATCAAATTGTGTTACTTTTAAATCTGCTGTTTCAGTTAACATGTCAGAAAATATCTTATCTGCCATTGCCTTACCAGCGTCTTCCATTCTTTTAATCTCTGAACTTAATGATTTAAAGTTAGATAAAGTTTTTAGTTTAGTATTTACAAAATTTTGTCTAACTTTATTAAGTGAATTACTTGTTGAAGAACTAGGTAATTTTAAGTCTCTGCTTTCAATAAGTTTTGCTAATTCTACACCACAAACATATTCTGAATAGTAACCTAGTCTGGATTTACTATCTTGTCCTGTCTCATTTGCTTCGGTTAATCCTGTGCTTATTTTCATAGATATAGTTTGCCCAAAACCTAGTTTAGAAGCAATGGCTCTAAATGCTGACTTAAAAGCATTAACAACTTTGTTAAAAGCACTTCTTATAAAAGAGATAAACCCACTGAATAATCCTTCTTCTAACTCAGAAAGTCTATCAAATTTTTCGTCTTTTAAATACTGCTTGAAACTAATCATAACAATATTTATATAACTAGAAATTCATTATAATAATTTCTTTACCTTTGTCAGTATTTACTTTTTTACTACTGTTTTGTTTATTAAACTCTCGTTCCTGCCAAGTATATTGATCTTTAGGAAACCATTTTTCTAAGTCATCAAATTGATAATAAGACAACACAAATTTACCTTTGATTGACTTTAATAACTTAGCAAGTTTTTTGTGTTCGGTTTGAGGAAAGTCTTTTGTATAGTATGATTCTTTTTTGAAGTAAGGTGGATCACAATAAAAAAGAGTGTCTGGTGTATCATGTTCTAATATACAGTTTTGAAATGATTGATTTTCTATATTAGTAATTGTTTGTAGTTTATACTGCCATCTAGGATGTATAACTTTTTCTATAAATTGTGTGTACTTTGATTTATACTTACCTTTTAAATCAACAAATTTTGCTTTTTCTATTGTTAAACCACTAAAAGTATTTAATTCTATATAAAGATATTTCGCTGCCTTTTCTACATCACCTAATTCAAAGTTGTAGTTTAAGGGTACTAATTCATCTTTTATCTGTTCAAATAAATCTCTTTTCTGTGTTTCATATTTTTTTAATTCTTTTACAAATTGATTAGTTTTATTTCTAGCACAGTAAAATATATTAGTTAAAAATCTATTGTAGTCGTTATAAACGTTCTTATCAAACTCTATGCCATTTTGAAAATATACCCAAAAAGCACCACCGAAAGGTTCAACATATTTTTTAGATGTAGGAAAGTGTGAGCCAATCCATTTGGCTTGAAATTTTTTACCACCGAGATAACTAAACATAATGATATAGTATATTAAAAAAGGCGGAAAGTCAATGCTCTCCGCCTTTCTATTTAAATTATTTGATTTCTATTGTTCTAGCTTTTTTATGATCTGGAATTACTTTTTCC